TAATAAAGAAAAATCTTGGTCTGTGCCATCAATTAATCGTACAGTATGTCCAGCCGCAGTAAGGGGTGTTACCAAATAATCAAATGTTGTTGGCATAGCTATTAATAGTATTTTCATTTTATGTTAATTCCCATGTTACAGTACCGCCATAGACATATTGATCTTCAGATGGCCACACGATAACAAGCTGACTTCCAACTACTGACTGAGAAGTTACTGTAGACCTTTCTAAATTTACATCACTTTCGTCATCATTATCATCTATGACTCTAAACTTTGTCCAAGCAGTTGTATTCCACGTTCCGCTATTAATTGTAGCTTGGAATCTCCAACCAATAACATCTACCCATTTCATTTGTGTTGGAGTAATAGTAGCTCCATTCATACTAACAGGAGTTGATGTCTGAATAGAACCGTTAGCAGGAGATGACTCGTAACCATGATGACGTCTATTTGCTTTACCAACAAATCTACTACCTGGAGTAATACCAATAGTTCCTAAGTTATTACTAAGGCCATAAAAATCAGCCATATCATGAGCTGAGGTAGTGCCGACAGTTAAACCAATTTTATCTCCATACTCATTCATAGATATAGGGTTAGATCCCCCAAACTCCGTTTGAAGTTGTAGAAAAGTTATTTGTCCTGATGATGGTAATGCCATTATTCTAGCTCCAAGTAACACGAGGTGTTCGACGTACCAAAATACGTTGCGAGTGAATATGTTCCACTTAATGACCAGACTGCTGTTGCAGTGGTAGCGCCGTTATTGCTTGACGTAAATGTAGCTGCAGATCGATTCATAGTAAAAGTCGGAGTACCACTGTTATTACTCTGGCCAGTCCAAACTTTTAATGTAGTCCATCCGCTATTAGTCCAAGTTTTAGCAGAACCGTTAGTTTTAACTGAAAAGAATATAGTATTATTATTATTGTATAGAGTACTAATTACAGCATTGCTATGGCTTTGAAACGATGAAATAGTAGTATCAGTCATACTTGAATTAAATATCCAACTTGGGTAGTATCCAGATGCATAGAAATATCCAGAGCCAGTAGTATAAGCTGATGTCCATGTTGTAGTATGAATAGTAGTAATAATATCTACTTTTGTTTTACTTAAAAAATCTGAGAATTTAATCTCTCCGGAAGTCGGAATACCAGTCGTATTGTGAGCAAAGGCTCCAGCCCCTGGAGTTTTATAGTAATCTGATAATTTAACGTTTGAGCTATCTGCTCCACCAAACTCTTCAGCTATTCCATTATTAAGTGTAACACTAGCAGCAGACTTTACTTTAAATGTCCTTGATCCAGTTGTTCCTATACTAGTTAGTTCTGAATCAGAAATTTGGCCAGCAGACCATAACCATTCTCTATAATATCCTGCTCCGTTGCTATCGACTGAAGCTGATGAGTTGGTAGTAGTAGTTTCTGTCACATCGCTTCTTAAATATTCTTGTCCATTAATTTCTATGCTATAAAAAGAATCATCCGTATTTGGCGGATTTGTTGATGTCCCCTTTAAAGTAAACATAAGCCAATTACCTTCAGCTTGAGTGTCTAGCACAGATCCGTTAGGATATGTATTACTTGCATTATTAAACCAACCTATATGATGGATTTCGTATGTGTTTCCGTCACCACCAGTAAATGAATCAGTAGTTATACTTCCTAAAGCAGCTGAATCAGATCCAAGGTGTACTCCAGAAACGTTTCTTGACGGAAACCAGGACTCACCAGAACCACCGAATTCAGGCCCATTGATATCAAACCAATCCGGATCACCCAAAAATCCTGATCCTTGAACACCGCCGCTAAAGGTTACACTAAAATTAGTATCATCAAATCCTCTACCAATCCTACCAGTACCAGAATTAGAAGTCTGTGATGTTTTGTATCCATATATAGTACCAGATAATGTACTCTCAAAGCCGTAAAATACATCTGAGTTTTCTATTATTCTAGTTCCAACCCTTATAGTAAGAGCTGTACTTCCGGAACTCATATTAGTTTCTAAATAATATGAGGCACCTGACGCATTAGTTCCTGCATCTTGGAGAGCGAGTTGACCAGACGATATTATTGCCATTACTTAATTATCTCCGTAATTATATCTTCAAATTGTTCTATTTTGGCGACTCTATTTGGCCAAAGTATATATTCCTTTTCAGGATTTTTCTTTAAATTTGTTAAAAGTGGAAGTATAGAATTATAAAGCTTATTCAGCTTATCTTCTGCAATAGCAAGTTCTGCGGTTTTATTATCTGCAGTTTTTATAGTTGATTGTACTGCTTCGAGTTCAAGCTCGTCTACAGCCGTAAATCCAAAATCGAAATCTAATAGATTTGTCATATAATTCTCCTTTACTGTTATTTATACAAGTAAAAAAGCTAAAATGCGGTTTTAGGAAGCTGTGTGGTACTCAGGCATTTGATATGAAAGAGTTAATTCTTCACCAGGGTTTAGATCTCGTAATGTTTCAAGTGTAAAGAATCTGTCGCCATGATCGTTAATTCCTTCACGATTAACACAACTTGGTGTGTCACTATGATTGGGGAATCCCCCTAATGGAGTTCTTATCCAAGAATCATGATATAAAATTCTTATGATTCCTAAATCTGTTCCTGCAGGGATATTGGTCTTTGCAAATAGACCTAGTCCGTCGATATCACTTTCTTTGACGGTCACTGTAGGTGGCAGTGGTCTCCAAGTGTTTCCAAAATTAATCGTCATCGATATTTCCTTTCAAGCGCTTTAGTATTTCTACTAAATCTTCAATTGTTTCTACATCAGTTTGATTTTCTGTATCAATCTCTACATTTATCGTTATTTTCATAATCCAATTAATGACCAGCCATGGTTGGCTATGGCATTTAAAATAATAAACCAACATGTTGCCATATGGGTTAACCACCAAACAGTTCTAATTCCGGCAATTGTATCAGCTTGAGTATCGGTTTCACCAATTTTTTCACCCAAGCTTTTAGCCCAAATTCTCCACCATTTATTCATATTCACTTAAATAACCTGGCCTCTGCGAATAAACTCATTACGAATTTTCTGTTTTAATTTCGGTGTAGTACTACCTGCTTCATACATCTTTCGCATTTCTTCAATCGATGTGCTCTTAGCATATGTATGAGTTATTGTTTTTTTGTTTGTCTTTCTGTCGACATTAGTAACAGACGGTTTTAGTTTAGTAGGCATTAGAATTCTCCAGTTATATATTTATATATATCCTTCCACTTCCAATATCTCGGTATATCTCCATCATAATATGCATTGTGATCATGAGCAACTAGTATTGAATCTAACCCTAAAGCTTTTCCAACCTCTGCATTGTCTGGTTTATCTTCTACCCAGAAACATCCGGTTCCTTCNTATTCACTTAGCGCTTTGTCTTTATCAGCACCACATGGTAAGTATATGAAATCATCCCATACTTCTTTACCAAATAATAATTCGAGGTTTTGCGTTCTTAATCTTTGTGCATATTTGTTTTCACTTAAAGAAGTTACACAATGGAATTTATACCCATGTAACATATTAAGTCTCTTCATATAATAAACCGCATCTCTCAAAGGTGGTAGAAACGCAATCACTGCTGATTCATTAAATTCTGCAACCATTGAACTACCTAGCTCTTTTGAGATTGCAAATCTTTTTCCAACATTATATTGCATGGCATCTTCTGTAGGATATCCTTTATGGTTCATCCATTGTGTAAATGAGTATTCCCAATCACACAAAACTCCATCACAATCTACTAAAATTATGTTCTCTTTCATATTATCTCTCAATGAAACACTCTTTCCTTTCCGTCAATCACTAACTGATCAACGTGAATATTACCTCTTAGATCCATAAACCCTTGGCTAATGATCAACTCACAAAGTTGATCCCAAGCATTATCTTCTTTAGAGACCGCTAAATCTACCATCTCTTTTGTGTACAATGGTACTTCGACTCGTACGTCTTCGTTGACGACAAGCCTTCCTTTTATAACATTTTTACTCATATCTTTCCTCATTTATAAGTATATTATACCACACTTTATAAGGAATGTACACACTTTTTTTCACTTTATTTAAAATATTTTCGCAACATTTCAAGCTTATCGTGGTAATCTGCCATGTGGCCGAGTTCTTTTTCTAATGTTTCCATTTGATCAGAGTGCTCTCCAACAGAAACGTGATTACTTAAAATAATCTCAGCATTCATTAAATGCTTTTCAGCTTGAGCTTCCATATATTTAATAGAAGTAGTGACCATTTTATCTCTTAAGTTTTTCATATTATCTCCCGAATAATTTTCTTCTTTTGTATTCAGCAATAGTTTCTAATAACTTATCGCTCCAATTGTCGCGATGTTCAACAAAGACCTGAGGTCCTTGATCTCCCGCTATTAAGGTTACCAATTGAGTTATTGGCATTCCTGTTCTTTCTTCCCACATAATTGCATAGGCTGTTTCTTGTACGAAGTAGCCTTCGCAATATGATTTTTTCTTTGGTTTAGCAGAGGTCTTATAATCGATAATAGAATTTTTACCATTCCATACACCAACACAATCTACTCGGCCAGCAACACCAAGATGCTCTGAGTAAAGCGGTGCTTCTTGAGCATAAACTTTAGAAAGATTAGCGTCTAGAATTTCCTTTACTTCCATAAAATTAGATTTAACAACTAGATTTGCATCTAAGAAATAATCTTCTTCATTATCAACATATCTTTCTAAAACCTCATGAACCGCAGTTCCGCGGGTTGAAGCTCTATGTGATACTCTATTTGCTTCTTCTTCTCCAACACGTGCTCTCCATCTTTGAATTGCTTCTTCGCTTAAGATCGAAAGTACTGTTGTAATAGAAGGATACTTAACACCATTAGGGGCGGCATATTTTCTGCCAGTACTAGTAGTGTTTGCCACCATGTCAGTATAACCGAGGTCAATTGGCTCATGTTTAAAGTTTCCCATTTTCATATAATTCCTTCGTCATAATAAAATCTCTTACAAAACCGCTTCGAACAATGTCTTCCCATTTAAATTCAATGTGTTCAAAATATTTCATGTGTTTAATAATTTGTATAAAATCCTTAATACCGTCTTTATCTCCGGCACGTGTAAAGTCTGATTGATAATAATCACCAGACATGATGAATCTACAATCTTCACCTAGCCTTGTTATAACTGAACAAAGCTCGTGGTAGTTACAGTTTTGTGATTCGTCGACTATAACAACTGCATTCTTAATAGTTAATCCTCTAATAAAAGAAGTAGTAAGAAATTCTATTTGCTTTGCTGAAATCATCTTGTTCCATCCATCAGTATCTTCAAATAGATCATTAACAATCGCTTTATATGGAGCGGTATAAGCATCTTCTTTTTCCTCTTGAGTACCAGGAAGAAATCCCATATCTCTAGTAGGAACTGCCGAACGCACAATAATAACCTTTTGATACTCTTTTTTTAATACAGCTTCTAAAGCCAAATACAAAGATATAAAAGTTTTTCCTGTACCTGCAGATCCATCTAAACACATATGACTACCATTTGCAAATGCGGTAAATGCTAGGTTTTGGTTTTGTGTGAGAGGCTCTAATTTTGTTAAGTGCTCTATCCTCAATCTAGAAGGTTTCTTATTCATTTTACGTCGATATTTCCTTTTAGTGCTGGCGGTAATCCGCTTTTAATCCTTGATTGTACTTCTTTCCATCCGTCTCCAGCCTTACGACCGACGGATCCAGATATTTCTCCAATAACCATAGGAGCAGAAATGACTTGCTGAACGTTTTTATCTTTAACGTATTCTTCCATATCAGCTATAGACATCATCTTAGTATACACTTCTCCAGAAGTTAAATCTTTAAAATCATATAACGGCATTAAACCACTCCGGTTGTTCTCTTTTAGTCCAAACCATTTTGAACCTGTTTTGTTTTGTCATATAGAAATTTCTATACGATTCTACTGCATTTGTACCACCTAAATCATTAACAACACATTCAGGATTAGAACTCATTGCTAATTTATATGGTGTCCGTACTTGGGTATGGGTAATATTGTTAGGAAGAATTTTAAGAATTTTCCTTAACTTTGTATCTGTGGAATGAACTTTACCATACCTATACGTGTATTCATCGCATAAGGCAATAAAGTGTTCGTAGTGCCACGTGTAATTACAACATCCTTCGCGTGTCCATACTGTTGATGGATGATTATAATGACATGCTTTATATAGTATGTCTTCACGAGCATCGTCTAGTTTGAAATATTGTAACATAGAACCTGATTTAGATGGTCTACGTTCCATCACACCATCTACCATTCTATGAACGGTCGATAACATTTGTGCAGATTCTACAATCATTTTTACGACATGTTTGTCGCATTGCAATTGTGCTGCTTCGATCGGATCTTCAGATAAAATAAATATATTCATAATGTATATTATAACACAGTTTCAGTCAAAAGTAAACCCCTCAGTAAAATTTTTACTGAGGGGCAGTTTTAATGTACCTTGCTTAATGCCTCCATATCATCTAGGAAATGATTTAAATGCGCGATTTTTTTTTCTATCTTATACGCTAACACATCCTTTCCTTTTTTTAATAATTTTCTTTGATAGTATAATAGCTCATTTCTGTCCTTCTTAAGCTGTTCAATTTGAATATAACTCATAAGCAATCTCCAGGTTAAAGTTAATTGAAAAACCATCATGATATAGATTGTACCGTTGTCAGTCTCCTATTTTTGTATTAAATTTGGAAATGCGTCTTTAATTAATGTCTTTGTAATATATTTGTATTTAAGATTTTTATCTTTGGCATCACAAAAAAGTTGTGCATCGTCCGGGTGAATCGATTCAAGTAGCTCTACAAACTTTGTTTCTCTTTTAAATTGGTTTAAATTTGGAGAAGCTGCTTTAACGAAATTTCTGAATTTTGGATATTCAAACCTGAGCTCGCGTGGTTTTGATTGTCCTTCAACATTATACTTTTTAAAAGGCGGTGCACCTTCTGGTAAAGATAGTTGAATTGTTTCATCAAATCCTATACGCAATATGTCTTTAAGAGCTGTACAATCGTGCTCCTGTAAGTAAGCGACCCGTTTTCCTTTGGATCCTAATTTGTTAGCGGCTGCTAATATTTCTGATATTAATGGTTTATCCATTATAAAATTCCTCCACACTTTCAATCAATAGATTGCATCTTTTTTTAATTAAATAGTTTAATACTTTCATTTTCATTGGGACTTTTTGTCCGTTAAAAGTATTTATAACATTTTCTTGAATAGCTTCTGGGATTTTACCTAAATCGATTAGGGTAGTATTTCTTTGATAATTTCTATATTCTTCATGTGTCATCACACCCTTTAGATTATCAGAGTTCTCAGCCCAATATTGTATTTTTTTCTTAGTCATTGGAGTCTGGCGTATCTCATCCATGATAGCATTGTCTGGAGATAATATATTTGGTATACCGTCACCTTTATCGCCTCGACATATATGTTCAAAGCAATAAGTTCTAGGATTACTGTCTGTAACCATTTTCTTTTGAATAGGTGAGTATTGTTTTACATTGTTATATTTGTGAAGTTGAATAAAATCTTTATCTGAAGATATAATCATAACTGGTTCGTGCTGACCAAATTCTTGAGTTTGCATTGTGAGTGTACCGATTACATCATCAGCTTCACAGCCTTCTAAGTGAATGACTTTGTACGGTAGGTTTTGACTGATCTCTTCTCTAATCAAATTTAAAATCCTAAAGATCTCATTCCAATCTTGAGTTGATTCAGCTCTATTCTTTTTACGATGTGCTTTGTATAAAGGAAAATATTCTTTTCTCCAAGTATTCATTCCATCGACACAAATTACCATTTGGCCATATTCGTTACGATACTTTTTATTGTACATACGGATACTATTAAGTATCATATGTCGTATCATGTTTTCATCATTAAGTTTTTGTACTATAATATTTGATAGTGCAATTTGACTATAGTCAAGTAAAATCATTGTTTAGTTTCCATTATTTGTTCATATATAACATCGAAGTAATCATGTAAAAAATGACTTACTCCTCCGTATCTCATTAGCATTGACGATATTAGGTTTATAATAACAAACATATCCTTATATTCTGGATAGTTATTATCTCTAAAATCTATATCATCAAAAGAGCTACTTTCATTAAGCAATAGTTCTTCAATCATCAAATATGCCAATTGAGCTGTATCACGACATTCGTCTGTGAATTCTTCATACTCAAACAATGCATCTTCTTCCTCTTCAGCTATCTGCCGCTGACGTTCCTTGATTGGAAATTGTATAATATTGTCTTTCATAATGTATATTATAACACACTTTTAAGCCAATGTACACAACTATTTTGAAAAGTTTTTAACTGAGTTGCCGCCAATTCTGCAATTAATAATACCGTTATAATAATCATCTGTTAATAGTACCTCTCTGTCAAATTGTTCTTTAGTTTCCATATATGCACATTCAGATTTAGTTTTGCATAAATGAAGAATCTCCCTGTAAAAACACCCCTCTCCCATATTTTGTACGTCTTCTACTAAATGTTTATTTGAACCCCAATATTCTTTCCAATCGGATTCTACTAATAACTTTTTACGTCTTTTTCTCGTCTTTGTTATCGGTAGTGTTTTCTGACTCCAGAAAAACTTCTTCCCTACGTACTTCTTGCCTGTAGCTCTGTTCGTTATCATGTATACAAAACCGTACACGTCTTTGTGACTGAGCTCTTCTGGCAGTTGCCATTCTTTGCCTTGATAATGCCATGTCATATTACTCGTTAAAGTCTAGTTCTTCTAGAGCTTCATCCTGTTCTTCACCACAATGCGGACAAAATAAAACAATCTCATCTTCGTTGTGACCTATTATAGTTCGATTATAACAATATTCACAATTTACTATTGATCGTTTCATATGTGTTCCAATATTGATTTTAGTTTATCGTATCCACCAATTTTTTCTCCATCAACCGTAATTTGTGGGAAAGTTCGTGCTTGTGGAAAAGTTTCTAGCATCTGATCTCTTTCAAAATCTATTCCAAGTTGTCTATATGTATATCTCAATTCTCTGTGTTCAACTAATTGCTTTGCCATGTCACAATAGGGACAATTTGGCTTACCCCAAATTTCTATTTTCAATTTACTACTCCATTTATTGCCCCAAATGCTAAAAGCATAAATCCAAATACAGATACTTGAATTATAGATGCCCAAAATATCTGTCGCATTGGGTGTATTTCTGTTAATTTTTCTATCCAATCTTCACTCGGTGCTAGATTGGCGACTTGTAACATTTTTTCTTCTGTTGTTTTTTTCAATTATAAACTTAATCCTTCAATATAATTAGATAAATCTATAATATTTTTTTTAGACAGAATAGAAGCTTGAGACCACATAATTTGAGATCGTTTTCCTCTTTTTTCTCTGTTTTGATATTGTATTAATGCTGCTTCTATATAGGATGCTTGTTTTCCGGCCAATGCGGGAAAAATTCCCATTCCTTCACCCTTTTGTCCATGGCAACCCGCGCATCCATTCCATGATGCTGGTGTAAGATCTACTTCAATTACTGGTGCTTTAATCACGCCTGTAGCAATTAATCTATTTTCTTCTAGTTTAGCAAGTCGTGTAAGCTCACGTCTTTCTTTTATTTTCTCATAACACTCATTTATACATGCGCTTTGTGGATTATGTCCTCTATATGGAGCATGACTAAATGCTATTAAAATAATAATTGCTGCACCACAACAAATTAAAAAAGGTATTAATATATGGAGATTTACATCTTTGTGACTCATTATAAACTTAATCCCGATAGTGCATCACCATCTATATCTTGTTTTACTCCTCCGGTAATATACGAAGTAATTTCTGTTTCTTGAGGTGCTACTTGCACATCACCACCGCCAATCCATTTTTGAGTCCATGGTAATGGATTTGCCTGTGGTACAATATAAGGACAAGGCAATCCAATAGCTCTCATTCTTTTACAACCGATCCATTCAATATAATCAGATAGAATCTTTTCGTTAAGTCCAATCATCGAACCATTTTTAAATAGATATTTAGCCCAAGTTTTTTCTTGATTAATTACTTCTTCATAAAGGGCAATTGATTGGCCTTCCATTTCCTTAGCAATTTTAGCAAAGTCTTTATCTTCTTTCTTTAATAACTTTAACATAATTGTTGTTGAAGCTAGATGTAGATTTTCATCACGTGCAATAAGCTTAATGATTTTTGCATTACCTTCCATTTTTTTTAGTTCAGCAAAAGCCCATGAACAAGCAAATGATACATAGAACCTAACCCCTTCAAGAGCATTGGCACTCATCATAGCCATCCAAATTGCTCTCTTATGATCCATTTTATTTGTTGGTCCGTGATTGCACGTAATTAAATCGTCGTAATATTTTGCAATCGATTCACCGCAATCCATAATCTCTCTTTGATTTAATAAGTCATCAAATACCATAGATGGATCTGGATACACGTTTCTAATGATATGTGTGTATGATCTACTATGAATTGTTTCAGAAAATGACCAGGTTTCAATCCAGTTTTCTACTTCAGGTAATGATACGATGGGTAAGAATGCTAGGTTTGGAGCACGGCCTTGTACACTATCAAGTACTATTTGTCTTTTTAAATTACTTGTAAAAATGTGTTGCTCGTTTTTTGTTAGAGCGTGAAAATCTTTTTTGTCTTTAGATACATCAATTTCTTCAGGTCTCCAAAAGAAACCTAATTGCTTATCTGTAATTTTGTCTACCTGCGGGTATTTTACTTCATCATATCTTTGAATATCCACTGACTCATCTAAGAACATGCTTTTATTAAGATGAGACTTTTTATTCTTCTTCAATACTGCCATTATCTATTTTTCCTTTTTTTCTAAATCGTTTGTTGTAGCCCCGCTTTATACTCTTGGTAACTCCAGGACTAGTTAAATACTTATACCATTTGCGAGCAGGTGTTAGAGCATCATACTCTGACCCGCCTTTTAGAGGTATACGTTCCTTTTTCAAATCTTACAGCTTTCGCAGTCTTCATCATCGTATGGAGTTTCAGCTTCTCCGTCGTACGCATGATAAGTTTCGCCATCAGTCATTTCACCAGCACCATCAAAAGTGTTGAAGTAATAAAGCTGCTTCAATCCGTATTTGTAGGCTGTTACCAAATCAGTTAACATAACTGACATTGGAATTTTATTATCCTCATAATGTTCTGGATTATAAGAGGTATTTACGCTAATGCCTTGATCTATATATTTTTGAAGTATAGCACAGATCTTAAGATAACCATCAGGAGATTTTTGATCCCACAATAAGTCATACTTATTTTTTAGGTGATGGTAACCAGGAACTACTTGAGCCATGACTCCATCTTTACTTTGTTTGTAACTAACTAAAGCACGTGGTGGTTCAATACCATTCGTGCTATTAGATATTTGAGCGCTTGTTTCAGCAGGCATTAATGCCATCAGAGTTGAATTTCGAGGTCCCGTTTCTTTGAGTCTTTCTCTCAGCTCGTCCCACGGTAGTCTTTCAGTATGCTCTATTAAATTATTTAGCTCTCGTTTATATGTATCAATTGGGAGAACTCCACCGGCATATTTTGTCTCGTTTTTTAACTTTATTTCACCTTTTTCTTCAGCTAATTTCTGAGATGCCTTAATTAGATAATATGACCATGCTTCCGCGTATTCGTCTACGGTTTCAAATGCACCTTCATCGTATTTAAGTCCACGTTTGGCCAAGAAGTAAGCTAGGTTGATAATACCAATACCTAGCGGTCTACGATTCATAGTTCCTTTTTCTGCTGCTAATACGGGATACGATTGATAATCAAGTAGTTCATCTAGAGCTCTGACTGAAAGATCACAGTACTTTTCGAATTCATTAGGATCATTAATAAGACCCCAATTAATAGCTGATAAAGTACATAAAGAAATTTCTCCTTCATCAGGGTTATCTGATAAAGGACTTGTTGGTAAGTCAATTTCACAGCACAGATTACTCATACGAATAGGAGCTAGTTTCGGATCAAACGATCCATGTTCATTGGCGTGATCTACATTCATTATATAGATTCTACCGGTATCTTTTCTTTGTTGTATTAATGTCGAAAATACATCAGTTGCTAATAGTGTCTTCTTGCGAACGGAGCGTGTCTTTTCATACTTTTCATATAGTTCTTTAAACTTTTCTTGATCATCAAAGAATGATTCATATAGACCTGGAACATCATTGGGATCAAAAAATGTAATGTTACCACCAGTTAATAAACGTTCGTACATTAATTTATTGACTTGGAATGCATAATCCATATGTCTTACACGATTTTCCTCTATACCTTTATTGTTTTTAAGTACTACAAGATCTTCGAATTCGTAATGCCACATAGGTAGATAAACAGTAGCGGCTCCTCCACGAACACCTCCCTGACTGCAAGATTTAACTGCAGCTTGGAAGTATTTAAGGAATGGAATAAGTCCAGTATGAACTACTGAACCATCACCGACTTTAGAACCTTCAGCTCTTATAGAGCCTGC